TTTCGTTATTTCTAACAAAGTCAGTACTAGCAACTGATACACCTTGAGCATCTACTAAGTTTTCTGCTGTTGATGCAATTCCATTCCAACGGAAAGCAATGTTATCTCCATTATCTGCTGTATAAAGTGGATTAAACCCTACCTTGATTACTCTTCCTGCTGCATATGGTAATAGTACATCTTCAGTTCTCGGTGTAAATTCTTTTGCACTATGTATACCAATTAAGTTTCCTTGTATATATTGTGCTAGGACTGCTCTAGTTTGTCCTGATGTGTCAATCATTGTCACAGCTTCTAACAAAGTTTTTCCTTGTGTAGCTGTGTAATTAGGTCCTACAGCAACAACATCGGTTCCATCATAAAAATATAATTTATTTTGTTCATTATCAATCCATAAATCACCTGCAACCATGTTAGGTTGTGAAGAACTTATAATTGGGCCGCCTGCAATTCTAAATGTTGTTCCGTTGTAAATTTTTAAACGCTGATCGGAAGTATCGTACCAAAGTTGTCCTGGTATTGCATTTGAAGGAGCACTAGTACTTGCAAAACTTTCTGTTAATTTAATAAAGTTTTCATTAATATATTCGCCAAAGCCTTTATAATTTCTTCCTACAAGGGTTAGATCTGAAGAGGTAGTATCAATTACTCCATCTTGTAATTCTACTAGGAGTGAGCCGTCTGTTTTGTTTAGTTTATAACTCATGATGTTACTCCTGTGTATATAATATAATTAACTGTTTGATATGGGTTCATTATATTTAAATCATCACCTACTGTCGGTGATAATATTCCACCACTTTTATCAATTGTTTGGGATAATTGATCAGCACCAGTTTGTATTGTACTTAATGATGCATCATCTGGTTTATCTCCGCCTCTACCGTCAACAGCTCTAATAGCTGTAAATTGAACACCGTTATCAGCTCTTAAATCATGCTCGTGTTCTGGTAAATTATTAACATCTATTGTAACATCGTCTGTTCCATCAACAGCACCTAATACACTTGAGTTAGAGTCTCTTGATCTAGTATCTGGAACTTCAACTGCCGGATTTGTGCCGCCCATAGTTAATGATCCTAGTGGGAACCTTCCTCTTAGATCAGGTAGAGCAAAATTTCCTGCTGTTACTAATCCTTGTGCTTTATAAGTAAATCCAATTAGTTGATATAAAGTATTGTATACACCTTGGCTTAGTTCTTGTCCATTACAAAAGAACCAACCTGTAGCTGTAGGTTCAATATTTCCTGCAAATGGCATAATACTTCCAATAGGTGTAAGACCTGCAATATTCTGAAATAATGTTCCTCTTGATATACGTCTTAGACCCGTACTAGATCCGCTAATTCTATCAATAATAAATTCATCGTTTGATAAACTATCAGTTACTTGTGGTTTTCCTGAAATGATTGTATTTTTAATTGATATATTAAAATCTTTTACAGCTCCACCTGTTTGTCCGTCAAATACGTTTTCAACAGTTTCAACATCGCCTGTTAATCTAAATGTTGTAGAACTTGTAAGTTTATCAGCACTTCCTGATTTACCACTTACACTACCACTAACTGAACCTTCTAAAGATCCAATAAATGTAGTTGCATACATTTTACGCCATTTATTTGTAGGACTACCAATATTACGAGTGTTATTTAAATCTGGCATAATAAGTTCTGATTCAGTTGTATCAACTGTAAGATCATTATTACCTAAAGTAATACCTTTTTGTACAACAAGATTTTCGCCAATGTTTAAAGATTTAGCAACGCCAATGCCGCCTTTTACAATTAATGCTCCATTGCTTATAGTTGTACTTTCGGTTACATCATTAGTTCTAATTATTCCACTTGTTAATAAATTCCCTGTAACATCTAATGCTTCGTCGGGTGCTTCGTTATTAATACCAACTCTTAAACTACTATCAACTCGAAGAACTGTTTTACTTGCGCCTGCATTACGCACACGCATATCAATATTTGATCCTTCAATATTATGTTGTATTATACCAGCACTTCCTTCAATGCCAATACCCATTTCTCCGTTAATGCCGTATGCAATACCAGTGTTGTTCTGAATGTTTAACGGATTAGTAGATGTTGATTCAACATCTCCTCTTAAAAAGTTTGCACTTGGAACAGCAAGATCATTTACAATTAAATTTTCTGCTTGTTCTGCAACTCCATAGAATTTTACATTGTTTACTCCGTCAGCATCAGTATCTCTGTTTGCTAAGTTAATGCCTGGCTTAATTGCTGTAAAGCCTTGCACTGTTGCTTTTGGAACAAAGTCGTCAAAAGCAACAATAGCAACAATATTTGCACTAACTTGAATTTCAATTACTGTGTATTCAACATTATCTTGTCCAACAATACTACTAGGTTTTGCACCTGTTGTTAATCCTTGACTAAATTCTGGACCTACTAATACCCAAGTAGAACCTGAAAACAAATATAATTGCTGTGATGCAGTGTCAACCCATAGATCACCGTCTGTTGCATCTGTCGGATCAGGTTGAGATGTACTCTTAGCTAAGCCGCCACTTGGTATCCAAGTAGTGCCATCGTAAACTAATAATTGTCCTGAAATACTATTATACCAAAGCTGACCTTGTATAGAATTACTAGGTTCAGTTGGACTTGCAAAATTTTCTAATAAGCGTAATAAGTCTTCAGCAATAACAGCGCCATAGCCAGTTGAATTTCTTCCTGGAAAACTTAGGCTTGTTGTGTTATTAATTGTACCATCTTCAATAACAATAGGATCTTTTTCAGCACTATTTGTAAAATTAATCGTATATGCCATCTAATTATCCTTCGTTAAAACCAGTTAAACTTTGTACTCTAACTGTATAATCTATTTGTATAAGCCTATTAAGTGACTTTTGTACAGGATGGAAAATAACATGTGTTAGTAATCTGCCAGTTCCTGATGCACTGTATGCTCTTAATCCTAATTCATCAAATACATATAAACTATTTTGATCTGCTGCTGTATCAAAAGCATCTTGTCCTGTAGGTTCACCATAATCTAATAAACATGTTACTAAGATATCAGTATAGTTTGTGCCGCTTACATGACGTGTTTCAATTTTATTTCTAGCAGGATCTAAATTGTTAACACTTCTATCATCTACAATCTTTGTAAATGTTTCGTTGTACAAACTTGCATTAGTACCAGTTGAATTTGGTGTTAGATATGTAATAATACCTGTAGGATCAACGCTAGTTCCGCCATTTCCAAACCCCATTTCATATATCCAACCTGTGCCAGCATTGCCTAAACTTTCAGCTAAACTAATACTCATATTTTCATAATGAATAGCGTTACGCTTGTCTATAATAACTTCGCCAGTTTCTGGATTATGTATTTTGATGTGACCTTGTAGTAGCACACCGCTTTGTTCGTTTAATTTATCTGTCATAGTTTATACCATCCTGCTGTTGTATTTATCGCGGCAAGTCAACTCTTGCTGCACGTAAGAATCTACTTATGTTAGAATCGCTATCTGCAAGTGCAGTACCTGGTTCTGTCCACTGTTGTCCTTGTTTTCTTACAACAATCACTTTTGTATTCTGTGTTGGAGTGGTTGTAAGTACTAGCTGATTACCGTTTACAGTAAATTCAGCTGATATTGTTTCGTCACCTTCAGGACTATCCTGAGAAACTGGTCCTGTTATTTCGTTAAAAATGTAATTGTTTATTGAATTTTTACGTAAACGCTTACCTGCAACAAAAACTTCAAATTCGTTTATATTACTAGCTGTAAAATCAAGTTCATATGTCGACGATGTACCGTCTGCTGTAAATATTGTTGTTAATGTTTCATCTTTGTACGGCATAGAGTTTTTGCCTGAAATATTTAATACTACTGTATCAGCTGGATACATGTTTTTAACACCTGTTCCTAAAGTACCTCTTCTAAATTGACTTATTACATTTCCGTTACGTACAAAGTATTCAATTCTTTCCCCGCCAATCATAATTATTGCTGGTTTTAGTGATCCTGCAACTGGTGACGGTAATGCTTCTCCATTAATTACCGTAATACTTTGATCGTATTGATACAAATCTTTTGCTAGTGTAACTTCTTCTTCATTGTTTATCCTAATGTAGTGTGTTCGGTTCAACATATCTTTAAACTGTGACCATCCAAATTTATTTTGTGTTTTACTAGCTGCAAAATGTACTACTTGGACTACATCATTTTCAGATATAGTTGATTCAATTTTAACATACTGTTTATTATCTGTTACAAAATAATCTACACTCGGAGTTAGTAATTGTCCATTAATTGATACCCATAAATATTGTGCATCAATAGCTTCTTGATTTAATTTTATAAGTCCATTATGTAGATGTATATATTTTTGGTATTCATCAGTGCCTGGAACTAAATTAATTCTGTCAATTACATCATAATTTATTGTTTGTATATCTTGATAATCATGATTATTAAATGTAAATATTTCAATTTCTGTGCCTTCAGCAATAGCTGTATCAAAATGTATTTGATTAGGAGTTTTTACAAATAGCCTTGACGCAGAATCTACATATCCAAATCTATACTCACCGTCGGTCATTACAAACACATCTAGTATGTCACCATCTTGCTGTTGCACTTCGCCTTTTAATCTAATAACAGTACTTGCTCCTACTATTAAGTTCCATTTTACAGTATCAAGTATAACACCGTTTAAGTAAACTTCTACATATCTGCTATCAAGTGAGCCAGGAGGGAATTGCCATTCCTCAATTTTATATTCTAATGTAGTTGCCTTAGTAATATATCTTTGATTATATCCTGCGTTAAATATTTTATTTCCAGCTTTTACTAATGTTTTAAAATGCAATGGTTGCTGTACACTTGGAGTGGTTGTAATGTCATATGCTAAACTACTTCCATCAGCTGTAATAGTTTCAACATTTACTTCACTATAGTTTTTAACTAATAAATCGTCTTCAAAGAACACATATTTAATTTCAGAACCTGCTGTTGGAGGTATAGCAAACTTGATTAATGCATTGCCAGCAATGCCATCTGCTTTTTTACTTTTATTTACAACGTTTTCTATTGGAAGGCCGTTCATTGTAATAATATTTTGTAAGTTAGCTTTGTATCTTACATTTGTTATAAATGAAGTTGTACTTCCGTCAGCTACTATTGTATCAATATCAATAATTTTTGTTCCGCTTACGCCTAATGTTATAATATTTACTTTAGAATTTATAGCCGGTGCGCTTGCTAGTGTTATAGTGTTATTATTAAAATCAATAGTATAGTCATTGTCTTCGCCAAGTGTTTGTATATTTCCTGCTACTTTAACAAATACTGATTGTGTAGTTAAAGGCTTTGCTCCTATATCAAATGTAACTTTACTACCATTACCATTATAATTTGTAGAAGCTACTTGGCTTCCTCCACCTTTAGGTCTTTCAAACACTTTAATATCAACAGTATCTAATATCTGTCCAGGAACTTGTTCTTCAGGGCCTGCACTTGTAGTAGGTGTAACAAATCCATCACCGTCAATTGTAATGTCTGCACTTTCTAATCCTGTTGCTGTAGAATAATTTAAACTACCGCCTTGTATAATACTGTCGTATGTTTGCTCATTTGGTAGGAAAGTGCCATCGCTAGTTGATTTTCTAAATATTACAACATCTGTATTTCCAAATGGAACAGCTTCTTCGTTAAATGCAACATAGTTTGTTACATCATAATCATCATCTGTTCGAGACCATGCTGTTTGCCCTGCACCTGTAATACTTTGCACTAGTGCATTTGGATTTGTCTGCTGTGCTGTTCCAAAATTAGGATCATCAATTCTAACATTGTTTCTATAAACATGATATTCTACACCTGTTTCTAATGGCTTGCTAAAATTAAATAGTGTTGTACTATCACCTAATTCAAAAATTTCATCATTATAAGTATTATCATAACTATCCCAAGTTGATCCAAACCATGCATCTGAATCCCATCCTTGACCCTGCGACATTCCAAAGCTCTTAACTTCTACGCCGCCGTAATCAATGCCTGTCATTAACTGGCTTAATTCTTTGCCTAATTGCCCTTCTTGTGGATTATATAAATTACTAATTCGATCTGCTGCTTGATATAGATCTGGAGAAAGTTTGTAATTAATAACAATTATATCGTTAGCATCTGGTTTATTTGTAAAAGATACTTGTCCATAATATCTTTCATAGCTTGCTGTAGCATCTAAGATATTAGTATAGGTATATTCGTTACTTAATTGTTCAATATTATTTCTAAATACACTTATATCAGTAATCTTTAAATCAATGGGCCAATTTAAATTAAATTCAAACTGAGATCCTGATGCTGTAAATGTTTGTGTTTGATCAATTTGCGTATATACATATGTTCCTGTAGTTCTATCAAAATTAACTGTAGTAGTAATTCCTCTTACTGGATTATTACCTAGTTCTACACTGAAAGTTGCATCTCTGCCGCCATCTATAAGATTGCCGTTAACTGAGATTACAGGTGTGCTGTAATATCCGCTACCAGAAACAACTACATCAACCTTTGTTACATCTCCCTTTGTTCCTAAATATGTTTTTAGAACAGTGCCTGATCCACCGCCGCCGGTTAATGTTAACTCTGGAGGTGATGTATAACCTTGACCACCATCAACTGGAGTTACGCTGACAATGCTATAGCTACTATTATCTAACCAATTTTTATTTGGATAAGTTTCTAGATCAGGAGTTGTTCCTACTAGTACATCATCAATAACTTTAATATTCTTTGGTAATATTTTACCTTCTATAGCATTATAAGATGCTGGTAAGTCAAAATCAGTTGTTACTGTTTTTGTAGGGTCTAAACCCTCATACGCACTTAGGTATTCTCTAATTTTTGTTGCAAACGGTTTAACTTCTTTAACATATGCTTCGTAACTTGGAAGGTTATCATTGTTAAATGTAATATCTTCACGTAACGAACCAACGTTATGTTTAGCTTTTATAAAACTAGTTTTAAACGCCCAATCTACGTATGTTTGTTCTGAAAATACATAACGCAAACTTGCAAAAAATAACTTATTAAATTCAACTAATAGTTCATCAATTAAAATATCATCTTTTATTGTGTTTAAAATAATTCTAAGTTCTTTAATTGGTTCACTGTCAAACACTTTAGTATCAAAACTAATTGTATCAAACCCAGTAAATGCTGCTTCTGAATCATATAACGTTTCGTTAAATTTAATTGTACCGTTTTGTCTACCAATAGTTTTATAATTTTGTGTATAATCTTCGCTATCGCTGGCTGATATTTTTTCAATTAACAGCCATCCGCCTGTACCAATATTTGATATTTTTACAACACTTCCAACAGGATTATCTAAACTTGTTAATTCATAACTATTGTCAATAAGGTAATCAATGTCAGTTGCTTCATTATATCCTGTAGCATACCAATCAATATATTTCCAAAATAAAGATACATTATAAGATTGACTTTTTATTCTATTCCAGGCTCTATTTTCTCTTTGATAAAGAGCCCATTTACCTAGCAAAGTTTCATCAGCTTTAACTAATACAGAAAAATTTCGTACAGTTAAAATAGTACTTGAATCGTAATATGTTCCTTCTTGCAATACTGTTACAGATATTATTTTACCTGCTCCGTCGATTACTGGCAATAATTCTGCATCTGTACCTTTGCCTGCTATTGATATAGTAGGAGGATATCTGTATCCTTTACCAGGATTAATAATAGTTACATCTGTAATTTTTCCGTCTTTGATCACAGGAGATAGTACTGCTCTTTCAATTTTGTCTGTTCCAACTGTTGCAAGATCTGCTACTGTTTCTACTTCAACATCATATAAATTACTAGCTGTAGTTAATATCGGATCGTTTAACGATAATTTGCTTATATCTTTATCGTCAATAATTAAATTCTTTGTAAGAACAAGGTTTACACGCTCAATCACTTGTTTTAGTGCTTCGTTTTTGTTTTTAAACCAAGACTGTCGAGGTCTATTAAGTGACCCGTATTTTTCTCTGTCACTAAGTGTTGGATCTGGTACTATTCTCGATTGTGCATCATATCCGATTAAACTATCAAACCATTTTATAACAACATCTGGATTTGGTTGGCTAGTTTCAAGGCCTTCGCTAACAATTTGATATTGGTTATGAATATTTTGGTTTTGATTTTTAATTGTCCAAAATTGTATATTAATGGCAACATCTGTACCTTTTATCAAAGGTTCGCAGTTATATAGTACAAATTTTTCTGGTGAAATAAGTGCAACAAATCTATGTCCTTTTGCTGCAGGATCAGTAATATATTGTGCAATTTCTCTAGTATCAATTTTTCTAAATTCAACATTAGGAACAATAGTTTTATCTGTTACCCAGAAATAATACATTGTTTTGAAAGTTTTTAAAATTTCATTGTATACTCGTCTTGTTGAATACGATGAATCTCCGTATAAACTTTTACCACTATATCCTTTAGAAAACCCAGTTTCAGTATCAGACTCTGCGTCCCAAGCACTTGGAAGTACATCTGATTCTACCCATTCGTAAACATTAATTGAATTTCCTTGAAATACTTTGTTCCAAGATTGTGTTGCATATTGAATACTACCTTGATAAGGATTAGTAAACTTGGCTGTTGTTAAGTTCCACCAAACTTCGCCGACTTGTTTTGGTCCCCAAGCAGATGTTTGATCTTGTATTGCACTAATACTACTAGAAGTAGTATAAACTGCAGGATCAAAATATGTTTTATATGTAAGTTCTTGCTCCGCAGGTCCTGCTACTTTGCCTTGTATTGGATCTATGTAATCAAGATATGTAAGTAATTCGTTTTCTTTAATGTTATATAAAAATATTTTTTTAATTTTTTCTACATCAACTGTTTTGTTTGAAGACCTATATGTTTCCCACATCTTAACATCTTGATCTATTCTAAAATCAACTACTTGGCCTTGAGAATTTTCATCAACTTTAGTTTCTAATCCTGTATAAAAATGATTAAGTTTTGCTAGTATGTTTCTGCCAAACGTATTAACATCCGAATCTGGAATTTGAATAGTTTGTGCAAACAACATACCTGTTGGAGTTTTTTCGTATACAAATACTACGCCAACATCTTTTCTTTCTTCAACTATTTCTGTAAAAGAATTATCAAATCTAGTGGTATTAGAATCAAATGTAGTTGTTTCAGTTGAATCAGCATTTCTCGAAGTTACAAATAACTTATTTCCGTCATATTGCAACTCCCAACCAAATCTTTCAGCACGTTCATTGTTAGGACTTTGTAAATCTTGTAAGAATGTAAACACACCATTAACTTGATGATAAATCGAAACTTTACCTTGATCGGCATTGTAATCATCATTAAATGGTTCTGAAATTGCTATATACATACCATCATCTGATATTGCTATTGCCTTTCCAAAGCCGCTAGTTTTATCTGGTGCTTGTATTTCTTGGCCTCTTTCCCAAAAGCCATTATTTTGCCGATATACAACAACTTGATTAGTTTTATCATTATCGTATAATGCATTAGCAATTAGTACATCACCGTTTTTATTAATATCAAATTCACTTCCGAAGGTCGAAAGTAACCCTTGATCAAGAACTGTGCTTCCGTCAGTACTGTCGTTAATAACACTAGTGCCTGAAGAGTTTGGTATAAATCCAACATAGTCAATTAAATCATCTGTACTTGTCCAGTCAGTTGTATTAAATGTGCCTGGTGCTAAATTAGTTTTTGCTACATATAATACTCCTGTTCCGCTCACCGCAGGATTTTCTCTGTAAACAATATCGTTAGTAAAATAACTTATACTTTCGTTAAAGACACCTTTGTACTTTTTGTTTTTCGCATATTCCCATGTATATGTAATACCATTTTCAATGCCAGTCTTAATAAAATAGATTCTACCTGGTGAAGATTGTGTCTGTGTGCCTTCGGCATGCACCATTGTTCTATACAAGCCGTTACTAGTTTTTGCAATTTTAATATTGCTACCAAGTTTAAAGTTCGACTGTTGTTCAGGAACAGTATATGTACCAATTTCATCATATCTGCCCGGAGCAGATCTACTGTATACTGTGTATAGTCCTTGGTTAGTAAATCCACTTGGTGTTCCTGTTGATTCTGCCGGAATTCTATAAACTTGTTCCCAATCGTTGTTTATACTACTTGGTGGATTTGGTAATCTAGGAATACCTAAAACATTTCCTTCAGTATACATCCAATATTCAACTTCATTAATATTATCTTCTGCACTTAATGTAATAGGATTTCCGCTATCAAACACTAGCATTTTACCTATTCCAGAAGGTGTATACCCTAATGATGTAAATTGTATTTCGCCCATTACACGATCGGTTTGATAATTTACATCAGGATCACCTGGTGTAGCCAAGTATTCTATTTCTGCATTTTGTCCATAGTCGTCGCCAACACTAAATGTACCTACTAAATTTTTTACAAATATAGTGGCATTTAAACTGTTTCTTTGATAAAATGTTACTTCAGCTGTTGCTCCAGTTGTTAAATCACGAACTGTATCACCTACTCTTGGCTCAAAAGGATTATCTGATGCATCTGTTTTAGTAAAGTCTAAATTAATGTATCCGTCCCATACGTCATAAACGTTTCTTGTTGTGTTTGTAACTGTAGAACTTAATCCTATTGTAGTTAGATCTTTGAAGTCACCGGTTGTGTATTGCGGTAATTGGTTAACATAAACACTAACTGGATCACCTGGAGATATAGTATCACTGAGTGCTTTAGGAGCTCGCATTACATATAAGTTACTTGAGAAAGTAGAATTACTTCCACCTGCTCCAGGTAGCCCTCTATATGTTAACGTTCTTATATAACCAGTAAAAGTATTTTGACTACTAATATCAGTTGTTAAATAATCCAAACTCGAATAATAGTATCTACCAGTTGGAGTACTATCTGATATTAGATCCCAGTAAACTAATCCGGCGCCCTTGTCAATATTTGTTGTAGACGAAGTTGGTGTATACACAGGTGTGTCAATCCACCAATATCCACCCCAAACTGTTGAAGTGTTGACAGGGTCTACTGGTCCTTGTTTAACATATTCGCCGATAAAGTCGCCATCGTCTCTAAATAAACTATCGCTAGTATTAAATGAACCGTTTACATCTCTTAGATATATTAGTATTTCAGCGCCTACTAATTTAGTATATTCAACTGTACCAGTAGCAACCGGTGTTTGTAAAACATCTCCTATATCAACAGCGGTTGTACTACTATTAACATATAAAACTTCGTCAATTTTCTTTTGTATTGTATGTTCTTGACTTAAAAATGTATCTGTGATTACTGCATGACTTCCGTTAAAAGGTGCCCTCGATGCTAAAGCTGATAAGTCTTGGTTTCCGTATGTTACTGAATTCCATTGCAATCTTACCTGATCGTTTATTCCACTACCTTCATACAACGAAAACGGTGCTCGAACAAGTATATGGCTTGTTGGTAAACCATTAAATGCAAGTAAGTTATTATTAGGATCAATTGCATAATCCCCAACAAGCAATGTTGGAATAAAATCTGTGCTATTATTTTGCAAACCTGCAGCTTCAATATTTTCAACAACCGAACTAAAACTATTGAATACAATATTATCTTCTTCGCCTTCAATATCAATTTTGGCACGCCATAACCCTTGATCTTTTCCAACTATACTATTTTTAGGATAATCAACAGCTGATTGAAATGCTCCTGAATATTTTGTTTTTACATTTGAAGCATTAGGCGAACCGACTACAACATATTCACCGTCTGGACTTATTGCTAGGCCTGCTCCAAAACGCTGTCTATCGTTACCAAACTTAAAAGGTTCAATAGTTTGTGTTAATATATATGTCAATGCATTAGTTGGTCTATTATATACATAAACCTTTCCGTCAGCGTCATCTGGTGTACTTACTAATAATGTAGTATTTCTATCGTCAACAGCTATTGATGTTCCAAAATTTGATCCATTGTTTATCCACTTACCAGTACGGAAAGTATGTGCTGTAAAACTAGACGAGTTTGTTGGTATAGTTAAGTCAGGATCATCATATAACTGGAATGATGATGATGTAATAGTTCCGCCAACATATTTTGAAGTACTATTAAGTTCTACAGTACCTTGTATATCACTAAACGTTATTCTATCATATTTTGATAATTTATGAAATCCTTGATTAAAAATAGTAGTACTAGCAACATCTAAAGTAATAGATTCAATATTTCCAGATGCATTAGATACTGGATTATTAATACGCTGATGATCAATAAATGAATTAGTATTCTTATATACTGCCCATTCATTATCGTCAGTTATTGAATCAATCCATAGTAAATCTTCACCGTGTAGATTTTTTTGTACAATTTTGTTTGCTTCAACAACATTTGTTGCTCTAACTTTTAAAAATACCGTTATATTGCCAACTAGGTCACTATCTTCAGTAGTTTTTGGAGAGTTAGTTTCTACAGTTATAACATTGTTGTTTATACTATCAATTTTATAAAATCCGTCAAGGTTAAGACTTGTACTATCATTATGTATAGCATTAATACCGATGATATCACCTTTTACAAAATCTTTAACATTTATGTCTACTGTAATGTCAAATGTTGCTTCACCCTTTCCAATTTGGTTTATTACATAAGGAGTGTCAATATGTTTATATACTGTCCAGTCTTTATCTTGATTTCCAACCCAAATATATGCATTTTTTGCAATATCAGCAAAATTAAAGTCAAGTATGTTTTCGTAGTTAGTTACTATTCCTCTAACATCTTGTTGATTTACATATCCTGCATTTTTTGTGTAACTGTCAAAAACATATTTTGCAGGCAATGGTTTATGATTGTAATTTTTAGATTTTTGGTAAACTTCATATGGTTTAATTCTATAAATTAAATCGGTTTCTCTACCTGTAGTTGAATTTACTAGTTCTATAGGCTGCGGCACTAGTCTAAACTTTCCTTCGTCTAGTCTAAAAATAACATCGTCAAAGCCTTCGCTGGCTCCGTATTGGCCATCTTTAATAGCCCATTCTTCGTAAAACTCTAAACTATCCTTGTCGTCACTTGCAAGTGCATCAAACAATTTAGTAAGAGCATTCTTAGAACCTTTGTCTTGAATAAATCCTTGATAGAATTTGTATTGACTTACATCATCGTTTACAATGTTTTGTAAATATTGGCGTTTTTGATAACCAATTAAATGCTGTGCCATTTTTTGCTGTTCAACATCAAAGTTGTCTGAATCTAAATCATAAAAATCAGCAAATTGATTTGTTTTATATTCAAAGTTTGCATAAAGGCCGCCTTCTGGTTTTTCAGAAAGTACATTCCAATTCGTTGCATCAAAGGTTTGAGATCCGGGTACTTTCTTAGGAGCACTATAATAAAATTCTTTATTTTTAACAACAGCACCAATATTATAATCTTGCCATTGCTCCCATTCTACAATATTAGGTTCGTCAAATATAAAACCAGGAATATTTAAACTTCCGTCCCAGTCTGTTGTTCTATAACCTAGTATTTTAATTCTTTCTTGTCTATATCCAGGTTGCTGATCAAATATTACATCGCCAAAAACTGTTGCGTTATCAATAATAACTACATGTTCTTTTTGTACTAAGGGCAACGATATAAAATAAATTCCATCTGCTGTATTTTTTGGACCTATGCTAAATTCATTAGGCGATCTTCCAAGATTTGCAAAATCTTCTACAAGTTTTTGTCCATCTGCTTTTAATAATCCATAGCCGTAAAATCCGTCAAATATATTATCAACCATTGAATAATTAGTGTTTATTTTAATTTGTTCGGCTCCAGGACTAAGTGTAATAACACTGCCAGCAGCCCAATTTTGTGTAGTCCAGAATAAAAATTCGTTTACACAATGCCTCCAGTCAAGAACCACTTTGCTATCTCCTTGGAAATAATCAAAAACAAATCCTTCACTTTTTAAATATTCTCCGTATCCTAATAAAAAGTCTACAACATCCTGTATTCCAGTTAGTAACGTACCATAAGGCATTTCATTAATTATATTATTTGTAAATTGTTTTCTAATAAAAGCTTCTCTTCCGCCTTTTAATGGCAAAGCAGCTAATTTAGCAAACTGTGTTTCATCAAATAGTTGTGTGCTTTGGTGTTGTGTTTTTGTTCTATAGTAAGAACCTTGGTATTCAACATTTTGACCTGCAACATATGTTTTATTACTATCCCATTCAACATAGTCTTCACTTATTCCGCCAATATTAATACTTGGATCGTTTTGTTTAGATACTGCACTAAAATATTTAAATATGGTATTATTAGGACTATACCCTTTAATTACATATCCGTCTGTTCTGCGTTCAATAATTACACCACTATATTCTACAGTTTTTACAGGTGAGCTTGTATTTAAAAATATTTGATAATTTTCATCTGGTACAAATACATTACCTTCATTGGTTGGAGTTCTACTATCAAGTATTAATTTAAACTTTTCTATGTCAGTAAATCCCGCTAATTTAAAACCAATTTGATTGTCTATACTAGTAATATTTTCTTTATACTTTGCATAATTCTTTAAGACATCTCCGGCCATATAAGAAGCTATGTAATTTATTAGCCCGCTTGTAAAAGTTTGAGTAGCATCTGATGCTACACTTGGAAATACTAAGTCTTTTAAAGTGATTCTTTTATTAGTAGGTTTATATACAATAGCGCCTGCACTATTACGTATTTGATTAAATCTATCAAATCCTGTAGAAAATATTAAACTAGGCTTATTAATTATAAATGCTTTGATTAAACTAAATGCATAATCAGAACTGTTTCTCCACGCAGACTCTACCGGTGCGCCGTCTCCAAATACAAAACTATTAGATATTGAGTCAGGTTGGTAATTACTAATCCATCCAATACTTAAAGGAGGTAAAAGGTTTCCGTTTGCATCTGATGGTATATTTGCTAACAAATTTGGTCTTACGTATTTGTTTAAAATTTTATATTTTACACCCGGCTGCCTTAGAATACCATCTTGTAAGTCAGTCCACATTAATAAGTTATCTTTAGTATATGGTGCTGGACCATATTGTGTGTCCCACCAACTAGGCTTTATTGTAAGTCCTAGCATTTCCCAAGGATGAGTATGCGGACGGTCTGTATCAAATGCTCTTTTATAAATTTGTCTCCAAAATCCTGGTAAAGTACTTCCGCTTGGTGAATTAGATTTACTATAATTAAATGTAAATGTATTTGTTCTTTCAAAAAAGTTATGTAAAGTATAATCTGTATCTATAAACTTACTCCAAGACAAGAAGTTACTTAACATTGACTTATTAATTTCACTAAACGACATTCCGGTTTGTCTATATTCACCTGGAACTAAATCATTTATATCTAAAAGTGTTGGGTCATATTTTATTTTAATATTATTAAAAATTCGTTTTTCTAATTCTAATAATAAATCATCTCTATAATCATTAAAAGCAACAAACCTACTACCATCATGTCCTTGAATAAATGATGTTGTTGTTAGGTATGTATCATCACTATATAACATTGGTTCGTACGCAGGATACAGTCCTAATTTAGTAGGTGTTGGTGGCACATAACTTCCGTTAGTAGTTTCGTATTCAAAAATGTCTATTACATCATCTTGTGCCTTTGTTGCTGTTACAACAGCAAATCCATCACTGTTAAATGTATAATCTTTGTTATATACTAATTGAATGTTATTTTTGTAAACACTAACGGCTTTTTTCGATAATGTATTATTATCAAACACTTCACTTAAAGCAAAAAATGTCTCGTCAGCATCTAATATAGTATATGATAGTTTTTTGACAGCGCCAGTTGGTACCATATCACTAAAATAAAACGGCATTTCTTTACTTTTTACACTATTGATAGTTTGTAATATACTATCTACATGATCTTTAGTTGAGCCTTGAAACTCAGAATTTAATGCAACTTGTAAAAATTCTCTTTTAAATCTGTTATATTCAGTTCTTGCATAATCTAACGATTTTATAATATTACTATCTTTATCAGTTATATGATAAAGAGATAAATTCATAGGAGCACTGTGCTGTAAAAATCTTCTTCCTAGATCTGATAAGTTACTAAGATCTCTTAGATTACCTGTTCCAGGAAACACACCAGCAAAATTATCTAAATTTTCAACAATAGTACTAACATGATCATTAACTTCTCCTAGTGTAAATTCTTTAAGATTTTCATTCTTAGGATTTCTTTCTAATGATGTTGGTATTTCATAAAATCCATTATCATTTTTTAAAGTTTTAGATTTAGTTTTAATAACTATGTCATCATTAAGTACAAGTGTGTTATTAAAATTTATTTGTGCATTGTTTTGATTATTAGTTGTAATAGTATAATCAACATTTTCAAATTGTAATTTATTATTAAGATATACTCTCACCCATAAATCGTTTAAGAATCCGCTGTTGTTATATACGTCAATTTCAAATCCAGTTGTTGTGTTATCAAAAACATACTGTCTAATAACAGGTTGCTCAGTTAGTGTTGTAACTTTTTTCCAACCAGTTACTGTTTCAAATACATTTAGATCACTATACTTTCTTAAAAATCCAACGTCTGTATTAACTTTAAAAATATTATTTTCGTTAGTATACGTCATAGTATCTTGAAGAATATCGTAATTAAACACAATATCTCCTACATTAGAAATACTACGATAACTTAAAGGAAATCCTAATTCAGTATCTGATGGTCCTGTTCCTTGTTTATAACTAAACAATTTATTACCGCTAAATGTTGATGCTTCGTATGTACTGGTATCTGAATAACTTTTTCCGTTACTGTCAAAAATATCAAATAATGGCGGTTGATTAGTATTTGTCTTTTGCTGTGTTTCTTGCCACGTTCCGTTTTGGAAATACAGCATTTTACCTTTAAATGTATTACCATTTAGTGCAAGTACTGTTTCGTTTTCTTGAGGAATACTATCTGATACTTCTTTAAGTGTAATTTGATTATTTGTTGACTCTCCGCCAGCAAACTTAATAATGTCAACTTCGAATATTCTACCTTTTACAAGTATATCTGTATCTGCTGTAAAAAGAATACGCATACCTTTAACAATATCAATTCCGTCAATGTTGTATCCTATTCCGCCTTCAATAGTACTAAAAACATCTGTGGTAAAATTATCAATTAGGTCAACATCTTTTTTAATTTTTGTACCAAAATTATGTAATTTAATATCTGCTTCAAATTCAATAATTGGTCTTTTTGCACGTTGTAGTTGATCTAAATCAGAAGGTTGATTGTTTTGTGCTGCACTAGTTTCAATTACACTTTTATGAAACCATCTATTATATCTTGCCCAAAGATTTCCGTCTTTTGCTGAACGGTTAATAACCAAATAATCTTTCTTAGTTGGAAAACCAATTGCTTTACCAAACGGCAATCTGTCAAATCCGTTAGCATCAAATGCTATTTCAACATCGTCTGTAAAATCTGTTGGAACATTAAGATTAGTTTCGGATACAAGTTTAATTTTATCGCCAACACCCTCTACATAAAATGCACCTTCTGCATAAGAAGCTGGTTCAACTTCGCCGGTAAAAAATATTTTCATTCCGTTTGATAACACAGCACCATTACTTGCTTTATAAGTTTTCTTTCCAAGTATTTCTTTTTCAACATCAATAAATGTTGCTTCACTAATGTCTTTAACAACAATAGTTCCGCTTGCTTGTAAATCGTTAGATGCCATATAATAAAGTATATCTGGTGTGTCTGTTCCAAGTTGTAGTGTGCTTACGCCTTTTTCTAATCCTTGAACACTTACACCTTCTAAAACAATTATACTTGAACTATCTAAATCATACCCTTCGTCAAGAGTCTTTTTAGTTTTAATTGTAAACGGTAAATTTGGTGTATCTATATCAAACTTATAAGTAATTCCTCTATATAATGTAATAGTAGGATTATTAGTTAATCCATCAGGACTAAAAACATATGTATTGTTATCTACATTATCACCTATACGTACAGTGTATGTACTTTCTACATCTATAGTGTTTCCTGGTACTCCAAAACTTTGAGGACCATTTGGCAACCAATAGTATTCTCTAAAATTAGTAAGTTTGTCCCAATCTACATGAGGATCCCATGCATAATATTCTTGTTGGTTTAGGATACTATGATCGTTAGTACCTTTGTTAAAACTATCAAGCTGATTAACATAATCATTATAATCTTTATAAAATGTTACATTGCCTAAATTGTCTTTTACAATACTAGCTGGTTCTAATTGGTAATTTTCTCTGTCAGCACTTACATCAGATACATAATTATCAGTAGAAGAAAAAGCCTTTGCTGTTTTACGTCCAACATATCCATTTAACTTTTCAACTACACCAGGCTGTATAAGCTGGTCCATTGTGCTTGCTAAAAACTTTTTATTAGCAGGGGTTCGATAATATCTTGGTAAATGGCTTGCACTTTGTCTTTTACGATTTTCATTACCTCCTGGCAACGGTTGGTCTGATTGATCGTTGTTATATGCCATTAGTAGCCTCCTCCGCCACTGCCTGAGCTGCCTGAGCCGCTTGAACTGCTAGATCCACTTGAACTGCTAGATCCACTTGAACTACTAGTACCTGTGTTTAAATTAGTACTTGTTATTCCAATATTACCTGTAGTAGTTGCTGTTGTAGTAATTGCGCCTTCTGCTTTAAGGCGTGTAGCTGTAACATTATCGATTATTGCCACATCAGTTACTGTTGCTCCACTAATGAATATTTCATCCGATTCTGATTTTATTTCAAAAAGACTTCCAAAAGTTTGATCTATTTGTTTTGGTACAATTACAAAAGTAACAATATTCGGTGCAAGTTGTTGCATTACATATGCTGTTAGTTCTGTAAAATAAAAAGTTTCGCCAAAGTCCCAGTTGTCTAAAGCAAAAAATTCATTTATTGCACTTATTACTCTTGATTTTATTTCGTTGTCGTTTATAACAATATCAGGATTTTTTACAATTTTAAAATCTGCTTGGAATTCAGCATCAGCCTTTGTTCCAAATAAAATTTTATACTTTACTGGATGATATATAATTTCATCACTTAACGATTTAATGTTATTTAAGTTTGCGCCATAATTTAAAAATAAACTGTCACTACTAGGTGCTAACGGTTTAGTATTTGTAATACCATCTAAATATTGTCTAAAACTATTATCATATGATCTTGTTAGTAAATAAGAATCGATAATATTACTCACACTAGGATCTATACGTGTGCTTTCGTCAGCAGCATGCACATAATGAAATTTTATATTATCTCGACCAATTTGTGCTCTATATTTTTGTGAAATATTTAAGTTACTTGTAGTCTTATCAAGTATTTCAAAAATATTTTCATCTACATAATAAAATATTTGGTTATCTGCGTATAATGTAGTAGATCCTAAACTTGCTTTATTTTGAAGAACAACAACATTTAATACACTGTTTGGTTTATAGAACCATTCTTCAACGCCATCAATGCTTGTAACTTTTTCAGAAAATATATACTTTTCTAAAGGATTATTTGTCTCATTAACAATAACATCAAATAAATCTGGATCATCAACAACTCCGTCATCGTCAGCATCAAAGAAACTAACTTGGACTTTTTTACTGTTTACATAACCTTCTGTATCTCTATAATCTTCTACAATTTCCCAATCATAGTCAACTGTGTAAGGCACTGGATTTGATGTTGGATCTTTTTGGTTAATACTTAGCATACTAATTTTATCTTTGATAATTTTACCAGTTCTATTATTATAAACTTTATCACTATTATCAAAATAGAATCTAACTTCTTCATCGCTTTCAAACAAGTATCTAGAACCTCTGTATGTAACAGTATACGTTTCACCGTTAGTTTCAAACAATAATAACCAACTTGCATCTAATTGCTGATTAGTGTTATCTCCTGCTTTACCAATACTAAATGCACTTGCACTATCTAAATTAGTAGAAGATACTAATCTCCATTCTCCTAAATTTATATCAAATCTTAAACCAAAAGTTCTATAAGCAAAAATTTGATCAACAAGTTGTGTTTGAACTGATGCTTGTATATCATTAGCAATTCTAGGAATAATTTGAGTAAGTTTTGCGCCTTGTGGAATTATGTCATTTATTAAAACTGGTCCTGTACCATCATCTGCAACTACTGTTCCGTTACCTTCAGTGCTTACAATCTTTGCCCATAGGTAATCAACTGATCCTGGATGGTCGGCTGCGCCTTCCATTATTTTATTATTATCAGTCTTCATAAAATGCTTGCCTGTCGGAGCAATAAATTTAAGTAGTGTTCCTGCTCGCATTAATTTTAATGTACTAGCTGTAAAAGTACCTAATTGCTGTCTAGTACCTGCAGCATTTGTAAAATAACCAGTATTTTGATTTGAGTCAACTGTGCTACTATTCCATACTAAGCCCAAATCACCTACTAATATTTTTGGAAAATTAGTAAGGTAATAATTTTTAATTTTTCTGTTTTCTAAAACTGGTTGTATAACATTTGCTATTGCACCTTCGATATCTGTTTTAGTAACAAAATCAAATCCAACTTTTGTATCAATAAGTTCTCTTGTTAAAATTCCGTCTACAGCAAATAAATTTGTTTTACTATATCTACCCGTTGCGTCTACAAGATCTAGATATCTGCTTATTCCGCTTGATGTCCTATTAACACTTTTTACTTTAATAATTTCTTGGCTTGAAGTAAGAGGAGCAATCTGGTAATCTTCTGCTGTTACCATTCTGTTTTGTGTGTAGTAACTAGATGGAGCATTACGCTTAATACTTGCATTTGTTTCACTAATACTCGCATTGTCTACTGTATACTTTAATTGGAATACTAATGAAAGACTTTCGCTTTTTCCTGATTTGCTTACATATGGAATTTGTATACTAATACCACGCATGTCTTTTGGATCAATTACTAATCTTTGATTTTTACCAGTTCGATAATATACTTTAAAATTTCCCTGCGGTAAATTGCCGAAAGTTCCATCCGAAAATATTAAACTAATTCTATCATTCGCTCTTGTTAACACACTGAAAATATTTCTGATACTTTTACTTAGACTATTATAAACTACATTGTTGCCTTCAACTGCTTGAACTTTTGTCCATAGTTCTTGTTCTAGTCCAAAATCATCTACTGAATATAACCAAACATCTGAATTGTTAACATTAGTTGCATCAATTGAAACAACCTGATTAGAACTTGGTGCATCAACAATGAAGGATCCACTATCTAATGCACCTTGTCTGAAATGACAAAAATATCCGCTATTGGTGCTACTAGGACCTTTGCCATCATTGCGATATAAAAATGCAAAGTTATTTCCTGGATACGGAGCTTCTTCTTCAATTGCTCCATTGTTTACATCAGTACTTACAATTTCAAATCTACTAGTACTTCCGCTTATACTTTTATTAAATCCAAAAACCGGTACTCCTGTATTAGTACTACTAAATCTGTATTGCTCTGTTGGGATATTATTTACTGTATCTTTTTTAACTGGTCTACCAATAGGGTTATTAACCGGTAATGATGCATTTAAAATTTTTGTGAATTGTTCTTGCCAATTTGCATTACTAGGATCATTCCATATTATTGTTTGGTTTTCTAGATTAATTCCATTACTATCTCTAACAGTTTCAGTTGTACTAACACTTTCAATTTTAAGTAATCCGTTAGCTGACTGATTACGCTTTGGATTGTAAGATAGTGTACGTGCAAGACGGAGAACACTTTCTCTACGTTCTGCAAGTTCTAGAAAGTTTTCACGTGCATTTAAATCTGTACGGAAAGCAATGTTTTGACCAAGGAAAGCAATCATGTCAATCAAAGCAAGGTATTCCGAACTTTCAATATAATCGTTAAAATCTTCTGGGTAATTTTGACGTAGATAATTTATCATTGTTCTACGCAAGTTATCAAAGTCATAAGATTTGAAATCAGCGTTTCTATAACTTTGGTAGATACGCTTCCAATCTTCTGCTACTAGTAATCTATTTTGTCTATCAGTCGAGGACATATTTGGCTTTCCTTTATTATACAGTATTTATCAGTATTGATTAACTACGTATATTATTAGGTATTTAAAAATCCGTTATTTTGATCAAAAGTTAAACGCATATTTTCAACAATATTATAAGTTAAAAATAGTATTTCTGCTTCAATCTGTAGTCCACTTTCGTACTCGTCTACAGTAACTGAATTTACATTTATTCTTGGATCGTAATTAATGATTTCTGTTACATTATCAATAATAATTTGCTTTAACTGTTCAGTCATTGGTTCGTGTAAAACGTCCCAAATAATTGTTCCAAAGGTCGGGTTAGATAATAATTCACCTTGTCTTATATGAAAATGATTGATAATATCTTGTTTAATAAGACTAAAGTCATATAAATTAAATCCGTTTTGATCAGGATCGGTTGTACTAAATCCTTTATAAGTCTTTGATCCTATACCATAATCAGGTTTTTTATTAGATTTGATATTAATATCTTGATATAATCTTTTTTCTTGTGTGCTCATATCTTATTTTCCTAGGTTTGTGTGCCACGCCTGGCATCATACTCTGCCTCAAATGCGGCTGTTTCTGCATCTATCTGGGCTTGTTGATCTGCAGTTATGGGTACAGGTGTTGTGTTAATTCTATCAGGTTTATATTCTGGTCCGCCTTTTATAACATCTTTACCAGTTACTGGATCTACAGCAATACGCTTCTTTTCAGTATAACTAAAACCGTCAGCATCTACACCCGTTACTTCTTCAAATCTAGCTGTTACTTTTCCTTCGGCATCCTTTGCATATCCTGTAATTTTAGGTGCAGACGCTTCAGGAATTACATTTCCATCATTACCTACTAATACAGCTTTACCGCCAGAAGTAATTGTTTCGGTTGTAGTTGTTGATGTTGTAGATGTTTTAGTACCGTCGTCTGATACTGTAGTTGTTGTTTCAGTTTGTGGTTGGCCATTTTGGTTTACTAATGTAGCATCTTTGTTTTCAGCGGCGGCTTCTTCATTTGCCCTATCTTCGTTTGGATTGCCGCTTGCAGCTGGAACTTGGCATTGCTTGAATGTATCTTCAGGATTTTTCTCTTTATTTTTATCATCACTAGTAGCGTTTGCTTTACCTTCTTCTATCTTTTTAGGATCGTTATCTGTTTTTTCAGGAGTGTGTTCTTCGGGATTCTTATTTTCTTGTCCTGTCCAAGATCCTCGCTTAGGTACTCTATTTGGAATCGGTGCAGCACCTGCTTCTGCCGCAGCAGGACCATTCATATCAATTCTACCAGCTGTTTCTTTATGTGCTGCAGATTTGATATTACTTGAACCAGCAC